CGCTGGTCCTCCCAGTAGAAGCCGAGCATCTGCCCGTCCTGCCTGAGCCTGGAGACCAAGGCTTCTCCGAGATACTCCTTCAGTTCATCCTTGCTCATGTTCGAGACCAGGATGGTGGGTCGGACTTCTCGGTAGCGCCGGTCGAGCAGGGCGAACAGGCTGTCTGAGGCGTGCTTGCTGTCCTTGTGCCGCCCGACTTCGTCGAGGACTAGGAGGCTGGGGGCAACGTAGGTGTTGAACACGTCCATCTCCCGCTCCTCTGCGTCGGGTTGGTAGCAGGCTCGGAGCCTTACGAGGTAGTCATGCGTCGTGGTGTAGAGCGCGGAATGGTCTCGCTTGTAGATGATCTCGTTGACTACGGCGCAAGCTGCGTAAGTCTTGCCAGCGCCGGGGTTGCCGACGAAGATCAGGCTCTTGCACTGCTCCAGCGCGATGTCGAACCTTTCGACGTAGGTCTGGAGAGTCTTGCCGACTTCCTGCATGGCCGGGTTCTTTCCCTGCCAGTCTTTGAGTCGGGCGCTGCGGTAGCGCGGCGGTACCCCGGACTCGTCCATCATCATGGCTCTGAGCCGGTCTTCGACGCCGGGGTCAGACTGGACGAGCATCTCGTAGCTCTTCCGTAGCCGCTCCTCCTCCTCGGCGATCTCCTCGTTGCACTGCGGGCACTTCGTCCAGAACGCCTGGACCCGTGGGTGCCGGTGCGCCATCAGGCTGGACTCGTAGGCCCCGTGGTTGTCGCAATGCTTGGTCGCCTCTTCCAGCGTCCTCCAAGCGTTCATGATCTGCGTGTCGTCGCTCTCTTCCATCCTAGCGGCCCTCCTTGCCCCTGTGTTGAACGATCGGCGGTCATCCCTGCCCAGACAGCCCGGACAGAGAAAGTCTCTTAGAAGTCGATCTCGCCAGCCTCATGCAGATGCTCTTGAGGCATGGGCTTTTGAGGCGCGACCATCTCGTCTTCCCAGCCTCGTTGGTTCAGCCACGTCGAGGGGTTCTTGCGGAATCTCACGTCCGGCGTGCTCGCGACGTACTCCTGAACGCGCCCCATCGCGGCTGCCCGGTCCTTCTTGGTCATCCGGTTCCAGCTAGAGAACGCAGGCTTGGCCCCAGTCTTCTTGCCGTAGGCGTTCCAGAACTCGATGAACCCCGTCTCGGCCCACTTCTCCTCCCGGTCCTGCCTCTTCTCCTGTACTGTACTAGTACTACTAGTACTGTCTGTACTAGTACTAGTACTAGAGAATATATCACTAGGGGGGGTCTGGGGGGGATGGTTGCTTGTAGCGTTCTCGGTAGCGTTCTCGGTAGCGCTACTGGTAGCGGCTTGAGCCTTCCGTTCACGGTGACGCCGGACTCTCTCGGCGGCCTTGGCTTGCGCCACGGTCTGGCGCTGACGGAACCGGCTGACCCGGTTGACGCTGATCGTGTCGTCGTCGAAGACGCAGATCAGGTTCGCCTTCTGAAGCTCCGCCAGCGCCTTCTGCGCCGACTGGATGCCTAAGCCTGAGATCTCAGAGCAGACGCGGTAGTCCTCGTCCACCTCGATCCAGCCCTCGTCATCCGTCTTCAGAAGCAAGCAGATGAACAACCATCTGGACGCGACGGAGATCGTGTCGTCCCAGAGGTTTGAGTCCAGTAGCTCGTTGCCCAGTAACTTGGTTTGCCCTCTCATGCCCCTCTCCGTAACGCTTCGCGTCACGGGATGCAAGCAAGAAAAGAGGGCCGGAACCGCTGGTGCTAGGTTGCTGGGAAGGGAGGGAGCGCGCTGGCTTATTCAGCCGCGCTGGTCAGGGGTTCCGGCCCAAGTGTGTGAAAAACGAGCGCGGTAGCCGAGAAGGGAAAACAAGCAAAACCTCTCAGCTACCGCACTCAAAGCCTCTGCCGGTTGTTATGGCTATCGCAAACCCACATCTCGCCAGATGTAGCAGAGGCATGACATGACCCCTCTCTCTTGAAGCCATGCGTAGGCATGTCTAGCATCGGGCACGCCCGGTGTCCAGCCCTACCCAACGATCTCTCGAATACTGCCGCAAGAACGGCTGGATCGCCGGGGTCGTGGAGAAGTGGAACCCGCACGCCCGCATCCGCCAGGATCTGTTCGGGTGCATCGACCTCATCGTCATCGACGACCTCGAACAAGGCCCGCTCGCAGTCCAGGCTACGTCCGGCACGGGACACGCCGCCCGACGTAAGAAGTCGATCGCGGAGCCGAGGCTCAAGCTCTGGCTCGAAGCCCCGGCTCGCTTTGAGATTTGGTCCTGGTCCAAGCGAGGGCCGAGGGGCAAGCGCAAGGTATGGACCCTGCGCCGCGAGCCAATCATCCTCGCTCACTTAGAACCGAACGAAGACGGCTAGGGTCCACCTTCAAGGCGCGAGCCAGGAGGACCACCGTCCCGTTGGTCGGGGCGCTGAGGTTGTATTGGCAGTTGAATATCGTCCTGGCGCTGACGCCGGACTTCTTGGACAGCGACTCGACAGAGGTAAACCCCGCCTCGTGCATCAGTCCATAGAGCCCCTCTTCAGGTCTCTGATCTTCATTAGGATGTCTCTTCGTTCCCATGACATGCAGTGCTCCAGTTCGCTAGTGAGTTTCAGTAGTTGCTCCGTCCTGCTCGCCTCCTCCATCTGCTTCCGAGATGGGTTGGTTCGGCATAAACTGCAAGACCCTTCGTAGTCTCTCCCCACGATATGGGTGTCGTGCCCCTTCTTGCAGAATCGGGTGTTGTCCGTGTAGTTGCACTGCCGGGCGGGTCGATCGCTCATCTTGTGCTAGATCCTCTCTGATTTGTTTGATGACTGTTCCGTACAGAGCGCTCTTCTCCAAGTCCTTCGCGGTCTTGACCCAGTAGTGAGCCGTCGAGTGATCCGTGCGGTTCAGGTAAAGGGTGATGTCCTCCATCGTCATCGGGGTCATCTCCCGCATCAGGTAGGCGGCCACCATTCGAGGGTAGCTCGCCATCCTGGTGCGTGAGTAACTCCAGATCACGAGAGGATCTACGCTAAAGGCTTTGCAGACAGCCAGTAGGATGCGGTCAGGGTGGTTCATGTCGTTTGCCACACGGTGTGAAGCCTACCGTTCTTGGACCGCCTCCGGTTGCCGCTGTCTCTCACGAGCCCCATCACGACAAGCTCCGCTCGACGCGAGCGGATGCTGCTGGCAGACAGCCTCCCATCCATAGCCTGAACCAACTCCAAGTCCGTCAAAGGACGAGACTGCAAAGTCTTGAGGATACGGCTCCGGGTCTCGTTCATATGCAAGGACGACGGCCCTTGCCTGCTGGTCTCAGGATCGCTGGCGCGAGCCTTGGCTTGAGAGTTCATGTGCTCGATCGCATCCCTCAAAGCCTGGATGGAACTATCCAGGCCCTGAGGAAGTGACGTAGACATGCACCTCCTCCAAGCCTGGACGACTGCCCCGGCTTGGATCAGAACCTTGTCTCTTGGGCTCATCAGCTTCGGTCCTTTTGCTCTACGCCCAAGGCTTCCTTGAGGATCGCCATGTGCTCTTGGCCTGCCTCGCGCAAGTCGTCGAGGTCTGCGCCGATGATCTTGCTGATCTTCACGCGCATCCCCCACTCCTTGTAGGACTTGGAGTCCGACACGTTCTTCAACGCTTCGAGCGCGTGCTCCTTGAGAGGGAACGGCTCGATGTCGATGATCGCAGGCTTGGGCTTCGGGGCAGGGGCTTCCCGTTCCATCGGGTCGTCCTTGCTCCAGAGCTTCCAGCCCAGACCGAACAGCAGCGCCGCCGCCTTGCACATGCCACGCACGAAGGCGTCGCTGATGTCGCGAGCGTCGGGGTTCTTCTTGGCCTGCATCCGGTGATCCATCACCGCGTGCGGGACCGGCGAGGTGCGTCTACCACTGGGGTGGTCGAACGCGATCAGCAGGTAGTAGCTTCCGTCCGGCGCACGGTGCGCGATGTCGCCCGTTTCCCTGTTTTCAACGGCCACGGGTTGCCATCCATCCCCGTGCTCGCGCAGGTAGAAGGCGATGCGCGCCCAGTTCACGTAGTCGGCAGCGAAGTTGCCGCCGCCCTTCTTGCTTACGTCGTCAGCCTTGACGACATCGTCGAGTCTTGGGTAGGTCATTCTGCGTCGTCCTCCTTGCTCGGGACGTAGATCTCAGGGGCAGGCATGGCGCGAGGGCCGGTGCCCCTCCAAGCGAGGTTACGAATCGTCTCGCCCTTGACCCAGTAGTTCCAAGCCATGACGATCAGGCTGATCGCCATCTCTGCCGACATCCGGTTGTGCTTCTCGGCGTTATCCTTGAGGAGCCGCTGTCGAAGCCTGAGGACCGGGTCGTTCTCGATCAGTTCTACGCCCTTCGTGAGACGATCCGCGAACGTCAGAGCGTCGTCGCCGCAGAGCCTGCGGATCTCGTAGACGATCATCCCGATCAAGGTCGAGCGACTGAGCTTCGCGTCCTTCGCACGCTCCGCGATCTTGGCGCAGATGCTGATGTCCTCCTTGTTGTCGAGCCAGCAGCGATACTGCTCGGAGAGCACGGCCTTGGTCTTGATCGTCTTGAGGCTTCCGATCCTCCGCCGGTTCTCTTGCAGGCGTAGCTGCGAGATCACGATGCTGGAGCATCGAGAGGCGCGTGACACACCGTCCCGCTTCAAGAGCGCCGACAGCGAGCGCAGGAGCCCCTGGTCCTTCGTCAGCGCCGCCTCCGTCTCGCAGTTGTCGGCGCACCAGAACCAGACGGAGTCACCCTGCGTCTTCTGGTAGATGTAAGCCGCCGACAAACGGTGCTGGCCGTCGATCAGGTCGCCCTTCTTGTCGAAGACAATCGTGTCCCCGTTCGCGCAGTTCCAAGTGCCGTCCATCATGGACTGCAAGTAGCGGTCGCGGGTGGCTGCGCTCATGTCGCGCACGTTGCTGGAGTCCTTCAGGATCTCCTCGATCTCCGAGCAGGTGAAAGCCCGGAGCCTGAACTTGATTTCGCTTGGCTTCTTCATCAGTCGTTTCCTTCCCATTCCGGCTTGTGCCGGTTCTTTGCTTGCCAGTAGTCGAGTTGCGCCTTGAACATGGCAAGCCCCTGTTCAAGTTGCTCCTCCGTGACCTTCACGAAGGAACAGCAAGAAGGGTGGGTCCGCGATACGTAGACGATCGCGCAGTCCTTCTTGTGTTTCGTTGGAACCTTGAGGTCGAGGGCCTGCCGGGTTGCAGCTAGCTGCATCCAGTGGCTCTCGTAGGTCTTCAGGTTGTCCATGACATCCTGGTTGCCGTCGCGTCCCTTGAAGTCCAGCACCCAGGCTTCGCTGTGCAGGTCAGCCTTGGTGCCGTAGCCCCACGGGTGGGCGACGCCGGTCTCTGCGAGCCACGGGTGCAGCGTCTCCGACGTGTCGCAGTTCTCCTTGATGAGTTCCGAGACGCCGTAGACGTGCGCTCGGTAGTTCTTGTCGAAGGGTTCTTCTCGATAGAACTGCTCGATCGCGGCGTG